AAATTGTTGATGGCACTGTAAACATTAGCGGACCGACTTTTATTGGTAATGATGTAATAATTACAGGATTTACAACAGGTACAATATCAACCTCAATATTAGCAACGGAGGCAAGCAGAGCTGGTTTTGCAACATTTTCAGATTTTTCTGGTATTGCAACTTTTGCTAATATTGCTGGAGTAGCAACCATATCTGGATTTTCGACTAATTCGCATAGAGCAGGTTTTGCAACATTCTCTGATCTTGCTGGTATCTCGACATTCGCAACTCAATCAGGATTTGCACTCACTGCTGGATTATCTACTAATACAAACTTTATAGATGTTGACTCAACTGATGCGAACTCATCACATCCAATCACATTTATTGATTCAACAAACACAGGGACATTTCATAAATTAAAGATTGATGCGAGTGGTGGTTTACTATTCAATCCTTTTGATAATTTATTATCAGTTGGCGAAGTTAGCATTGCTGGTATTCTTACAGTTGGTGGTGCAACCACTGTTTACAGCACTCTTGATGTAAATCAAAAAACAACATTAAAAAATGAACTTGAAGTTGATGGTGCAGCAGTTTTTGATAACTCAGTTGAATTGAATTCTACATTAATTGACGTTAATGGAAGTGTCGCTGCTGGTAAGACTGACTATAGACTATCTTCTGTGGGAACTGGCGTATCGTGGAGACCACCAGGCGTTGAGACAACTAATATACTTTATGTTACTAAAGATGGAAATGATGCTAACTCTGGTTTACTTGAGGGTGATGCAAAAGCAACAATAGGTGGTGCTGCTGCAGTAGCATTAGATGGCGATACGATATATGTGAGACCAGGTGTTTACTTTGAAAACAATCCAGTTGGTTTGAGAACAGACGTATCAATATCTGGACAAGATTTACGATTGGTCACTATCGTTCCAAACAATGTGAATGATGATATATTCCATGTAAGAAGAGGTTGTTTAGTTGAAAACGTGAATTTTGCTGCTTCAAACTTTGGTGTATTACATGAGGGTTGTGGTTGTTTAGCATTTCCACCAATACAAGCGGACATTGACGCTGGTGACGCAACAGCAACAAGAAGTGGATATATCGGACCAGGTCCTGCGAATGAAGGTCCTAGTGGTAGATGGAGATCACCATATGCAAGAAACTGTACAAACTTTATCACAGGTAGTATTGGACTAAAGATTGATGGTAGATATGCTAATGCTGCATACTCAGGAACAAATAATCTTGGACAGGATTTGAGAAGTATGGTGTGTGACTCATTCACACAATATAATGAAGCAGGTATAGGTGTATCTGTAACTAATAAAGCATATGCACAGTTAGTCTCTATATTTACGATCAACAGTCATATCGGTATTTTTGCTGGAGGTGGTGGACAGTGTGACTTAACAAACTCTAACTCATCATTTGGTGACTTTGGACTGGTAGCAGATGGAACAAGTCTTGCAGAGTTCACGGGTATCACAACTGGTGGAGCGACTGCTGAGAGTGACGTATTCCAATTCTTAAATGTAAGAGATGTTGATAACAATGTTCGTAAACCTTTTGATGGTCAATCATTATTCTTTAAAATAAATCTCTCAGATTATCCAGAAGTCGCTGGTTACAGTGGTATTCTCACACAACCTATGAGAACTATCCGTAGTATAAAGGTTACTAATGGTGGATCTGGATATAGTGCTGCTTCACCACCAAACGTATTAGTTACATCACCAGCAGGTCCTGAAGCAATCTTAGCAGAATTATCTGCTAATGTAAGTGCTGCAGGAACAATTTCATCTGTTGATGTGATAGCGAGTGGTAGAAATTTCCTACCGATTCAACCTATTGAAGTTTCATTTAGTGGGAGTGGAGGTGCTACTGGAATAGCAGTCACTGATCCAATATTATTTACAGTTGACGATGCGACTGAACCAGTACAAAGCGGAACGAACGCTGGATTAACCACAGTTACATTTAACGAATTTGTACCTTATAGTGTTGCTCAAGGTGTTGACGTTGAGTTCTTGAGAATCAGTCGTATCATCACAAGTTCACACTCCTTTGAGTACGTAGGTGCTGGTACGGACATAAATAGAGCAAACCCCTTCCAAGGTGGTGAGCCAATTCCTGAAAATGAAATCGTTGCAATCAATGGAGGTCAAGTTCCGTTTACTAGCACAGATCAAAAAGGTAACTTTAGAATTGGTTCTGGATTAGAAATCAATCAAACTACTTCAACCATTTCAGGAAGAGACTTCAACAGAGCGATACAAGCTAACCTAACCCCATTAATTCTTGCTTTGGGAGGATAATAAAATAATATGGCAATTGCACCAGTCAATAAGTTTCTATCTATTGCTGTTCCTGTAGCACCAGGTGAGCAGAAACTTTATGAAGTACCTACTGGTACTACTGCAATTTTGCTGTACGCACAAGTATCTAATGTAGGAATCGGACAGACATATCCAACAGCAACTTTAATTCATAGAAGAGAGTCAAGAAGCACAGGTAATAAGAGAGATATAAGAATTATAAAAGATATAGAAATACCACCAAATGATGCAGCAATACTTATTGATGGTAGATTAGTTTTAGAGAAGACACCACTAACTCTTGATAGATTATTTCTAAAGGGCGTACAGTCAGGAGTGGGTACAATTACAAATGTTGTATACCATGAACCAACTGGTGTAGCTACAGTGACTACAATGAATCCACATAATTTTAATGTGGGTGATCCGATAACAATGAGTGGCATCGCTTTCACTTGTTCAGGAAGCACAGGAATCACAACAACAATATTCCCTGATCCACAACAGTCATATGTTGTAGATGAGATAACAAATACTGTTGGAACATCAAGAACTTTCTCTGCAGTAATCGGAAGATCAAAAGGTTATCCACATTTTTATAATCCAGCGATACATTACTTTGTTCGCTCAAGAAGCAATGCAGTTACAACAAACACTGGTACACAGTTCACACCTTCATTTGCAACTTATACTGGTGTTAATGGTAATTTAGTTTTAACTCTAGGTGCTGGACACGGATTAAGAAGTGCTACAACAACACACACAGCAACCAATGCAATTTACAGTCCAGTAACAGGAATCATGACTGTGACTGTTGCAAATCATGGATTCTCCGCTACAGATAAAATTAAATTTGCTGATGGTTCAATTACATTTACATGTGCACAAGACAGTCACGGATCTAATCATCCTTATCCAAGATCAACAGATTATCCTAGTGGTAAGTGGTTAAGTATATCCAATGTGACCACTAATACTTTTGAAGCTGTGGTTTTAGATACTATACCATCAACGTATACAGGGATTCACACATTCGTTAGTGCGACTACTAATGGTATTAGTCGGGCGTATTCTACAGTTGGTATAGCAACAGATTCTATCATATTCACATGCACACAAGATGGAAACTCTACTGAACACGCATACCCAAGATCAACTGATCCATATGCTGGTCTAAACATTTCAATAGCATCAACAACCACAACAACAGCAACAGTAAATGTGGGTGCTTCACCCAGTGGTGGACTAGTCGCACCATTACAGATGGAGTTTATAGCGAGTATCCTAGAAAATAGTACTGCATAATGACTCAAGGAAGGAAGTCTCAGCGATATTTAAGTGGAAGATCCAAGATCGTTGGATTTTCTGGATTAAGTACAGATAGACATCTGTATGTTGAACCAGGTCAGGTAGAACCTAACTTGGGATTTCCTGGTGAGAAATCTTTACCAGCATCAGGAACTTATTATAAACTAATTACAGTTCCAAACGGAAATACATACGACAGATACTGGCAGGAGGATACACCTGCTACTTTAGTAAATGGGATATCAATATTTGATGAGGGTACATTAGTAGGTACAGCAAACACTGTATCAAAATTAAATTTTGTAGGAGCAGCAGTCACTGCTACTGCAAGTGGAACCATATCTACAATTACAGTTACACCCGTATCAATATCCACACTTGCACCTCCAAATGCAAGATCAGGAGATTTGTGGTGGGATAGTGATGAAGGCGAATTGAATGTCTACTATCAAGATGCTAATAGTGCACAGTGGGTTATAGCGAATAGTGGTATTGGAACAACTACAGGAAGTGGTAGTGGTGGCGGTGGCGGTGGTTCAGGTGGAGCTAACGTAACAGTTTCATCAAATCCACCAGGCACTGCATCCAACGGAGACTTATGGTGGGATAGTGATGTTGGTGAACTATACATTTACTACACTGATGATGACAGTAATCAATGGGTTGAAACTTCAGGAGGAAGTGAAACTGTTGTAATATCGGACAACGCCCCTTCAAGTCCAAATGATGGTGATCTGTGGTGGGAAAGTGATACAGGTCAATTAAAAATTTATTACAATGATGGTGATAGTCAACAATGGGTAGATGCAAACGCAGGTGTGTTAAGTTCACTGACTGTATGGCAGACAAATAGTGCTGGAATTAACACCACTTCTAATGTAGGTATTGGTACAACAAATGTATCTGCAGTAGATTCAAATAATACTGCTGTTCTTGCTGTAGGTATTGTGACTGCAAACAAGTATTATGGTGATGGAAGTAATCTAACAGGAGTTCCAGGAAGTTCTGGTGCACAGGGAGCAACAGGTGCTCAGGGAGCTCAAGGTGCTTCTGGAGGTGGTGGCGGTGGTGGAGCTGGTGCACAAGGAGCCGCTGGTGCACAAGGAGCCGCTGGTGCTCAGGGTGCTACTGGTTCAGGTGGATCAACAGGTGCACAAGGAGCACAAGGTTATCAAGGAAATACAGGTTCAGGTGGATCAGCAGGATCTGCTGGTGCTCAAGGTGCTGCTGGTGCTCAAGGTGCATCAGGATCAGCAGGATCAAGAACTACTGCAAATGCAGCAACAGGTTCAATCGCTAACAATGCGTCTGCAAACATATCAATTACAGCAGCAAAAGTATATGCATTACTTAAAATACAAACATCAGCAGCTGCATGGGTAACTTTATATACAGACTCAACCAGCAGAAGTAATGATTCAAGTAGAAATGAAACAACTGATCCAACACCTGGTTCTGGCGTAGTTGCTGAAGCGATTACAACAGGTGCTGCTACACAGATTATAACTCCTGGTTTGATAGGATGGAATAATGATGGAACACCTGCATCAACAGTTTATGCGAAGGTTGTGAATAAAAGTGGAAGCACACAAGCAATCACAGTGACATTGCATTACTTAGCTCTTGAGACATAATGGATAAAGAATATATTGTTACATTAAAGAGTAAAGATGACCTTGAAGATTTCTATGCAGAGATGTCTTCAAATGGATTTAAAATAGCAAAAAAACGCCCAATAAGTCGTAATACACACTATTACATGACTGCTGAACAAGCAGAGGAATTAAAGAAAGATTCAAGAGTAGTAGATGTTGAGGAAGTAACTGATAGAGTGACTGAGATTTCTAGAGCGATATACAATAATACATCATACACTAAGAATGGTCTGTTTTCTAAAAATAATAGTTATTTCACTGGATTATCATATGTTCAAACAGGATCATCTGCTTCAGGTGGAATACCTGCTAATTCTATAAAAGTAACACTTACAAATCACGATTATGCGGTGAATGATAGAATATTTTGGTCAAAATCAGATTATTCAGTTTATTATGATGATGTACCTATTTCTTCAATAGTAGATGCAAATAATTTTATTTTTGCAATACCTGGTTCACCCCCAAACACATCAGCGTCTGGAACCTGTGAAGTTTTGAGATACGATAAACCCACAGATTTGCAATGGGGACATGTTCACTGTGCTGGAACTTCGTCTCAAAGAGCAAAGGGAAGTTTTGGAAAAAAATCGGCAGGAGCATCATATGAAAATGTTAGTACAAGTGTTGATATTCATAATGATGGTAAACATGTGGATGTAATTATTGTTGATGGTCCGATGGCGTATGATAGTGCAGAATGGAAAAGTCCATCTTCAGGAAATTCAAGATTTGTACAATATCAATGGTTTAACGAACTAAACAGTATCGTAAGTAGTATTGATGATGATTCTCAAACTTTACCCACAGGAACCATAACATATTTACAAGGCACAGCAAATGCAAGATCTCATGGAATGCATGTTGGAAGCACAGTTGCAGGGCAATATTATGGTTGGGCTAGAGAAGCAAACATTTACAACATGGCTATTACGTATGCTTATGCTTCAGGACAAAGATTTAGTGGTTTATATGTTCATGATTACATAAGAGCATTTCATCTAAACAAGCCAGTCAATTCTACAACTGGTCGTCGCAATCCTACAATCACAAATCATAGTTATGGATCTGCAACTTATATGCGAGCTGATCAACAAAGTTTCACGTTTTCTGATTTAGTTTTCG